CCGGCGGGACGGAGTTTGCGTTTGCGGCACATAGACCAGCTGCACCTCCGAACCACCCCAGACATCCTCAAAGCTTTCGGCATTTTCACTTTCGGTAAAAACAGCTTCGCCGGAAACCAGACGATCGACCTCGAAATATTTCTCCAGCATTTCTTTTGTGACATGGCGGTTATTGTCAGCAATATCGCGTTTGAAAAAGTCGATGATTTTCGGATGCTGCTTCAACCGGGACAGAATGACAGGCGGTATTTGCAGAATATTCGGCTTTTTCCCAATTTTGCTGCGAACAACATTTTTTGCATCTTCAACAACCTCCGCCGGGTTCGAAGCGTCATCAGACCATTTGTCAGCCCCGCTCAAAGCAGAATTGTGGCCCGTCGCATAGCTGGAAGCAGACCGGGCCAGAGTGGCCTGGCTGCGCTCACGGGATAGTGCAATCACATTGAGAACCGCATTCAGGTTTTCAGTGCGCAGGGCGATCTTCGGAACCTTCGCGGCTTCCTCGTCCAGTTGCTTCGGGGTTTTCGCGAACAGGGCATGGCTGTCCAGATTGACCGTATCTGTTTCATAACCGGTCATGTGGCTGCCGACCGGGCCACCGGGCGGGACCGCTGTGTTCAGCAGCATAAAATCGGCTTTGCCGAACTTCAGAACCTTTGCCCCACGTGTCTCCAGTTCGACTTTAGGAAACAGGATGTGTCCCACCATTTCTGTCTGGGTATATTTGCGCGCATGGAGAGTCAAAACCGGATCGGCGACCAGCGCTTGGCTTGTATTCATCATTGCTGTTCGTCCTTATTCTTACCGAGTGAGAATGGCGACAATCTGGCCCGGCCCTGTGACAGCGTTCAGGGCCTCACCCAGAACAGCCGGTGTTCCGGTATCGGGCAAGGCTATGGCCCGACCTTCTGTGTCGGTTGTGATTTCCGCGTTCAAGGCAATAGCGCTCCCTGAAACCACCCAGAGAACACCCTTCAGATTGAGTGTGCCACTCTGTCCGGTCTGTACATCAAAAACATTCACCCCGCGCACCAGATCGCCATCAGCGTCCGGGTAAGTCCCTTTGGCTGTCACAAAACGGCGCTTAACCAGATCCGCCCCGGCAATATAGCCAAGAGTGAACCAGACCTTTTCCGGTTCCATCATCGGCCTGCCTCCAGAAGTTCAGCGGCTTCAATAACGCTACAGCCGCGCTCTGCCGCCAGAGCCTCTGTCTTGCGCAAAAGCGCCACATCTTCAGCTTTTACCTCCCAGTCTTTCGGAGCGGCAAAGGCCATGGCAGGACTTTTGAACGTCTTTTCCGGCGCGGACAGCTCGCCCATCGGGGCCGGACCGGGCCGGTCAAGCAAAGCTTTCAGCAGATCTGCTTTCAAACGAGAGCGACCATCGGCGAATGTGAGACTTTCATTGTCTCCGGTGAGTTCAGCAAGCAAACTGATGGCTCCGTCGCGCAGATCGCCGAAAGCTTGGCCTTTCGCTTCCAAGGCTGCAATGTCAATTTCTGCTGCAATCCGTGCTCGTTCTGCTGCGAAAGCGAGACGTTCTTTTTCTAACGCTGCTTCGCGCTCTGCCAGTTTCTTTTCTTGCTCGTTCATTTTAATATCCTTGTCTGTCTGCATGAGCATTTGAGAAGCTTCTGGCTTGTTTGCAAAAGATCCTTCTCCAGCGAGGGCGTCTTGAATGCTCCACTCAGGAACCGCCGCATCGGCTTCCTGTCGGCCAAATTTTTCGACAAGAAATTCGCGCAAACGGCGTAAGAATGTCCCGAACTCCTGCTTTTCAAGGGGCTCCCCGAAAGCAATCATGCTGTTATCGTCACTTGCAAATGCGAGCTGGCCTGAGATATTACCGATATCCTTGGTTGCAAAAGCTACTTCAGAAAGCGGCTTTAAGCCGGGAATAGCTGGACGTGTCGCCCCGAGCGCGCCAACATGACGAAGATAGAGTTTGCCCATGGCTGGGTTTGCAGTGCTGTTAGGCGGAAAGAAAGCAGCGCTGATATAACGATAATCTTCGTCTTTCACACCCTTAGCAAAGGCAGTCGAAACCTTGTCAACTTGTGCAAGCAAGATATCTTGGTCCCGACGCAAGCCCGTCACCCAGCCATGGGCCGGATCGTCATGTTTCGGATGTCCGAGGACGAGCGGTGCTGCATTCGCTTTGCTGTAGCAAGAAATAACTTCATCAAGATCATCAGCCGTAAAGCTGTGCTCTTTGCCAGACATGTCCCGATATGTCCCGGCTTTAAAGATTTCAATCTCTGGCATCACAGATCATCCAGCGAAAAGACAATGCCACGGCAATAGAGTTTGCCGTATTCAAGAACGTCAAAAACCAAATGATTGATGTTTGTTTTGTATTCAAACACGCAATCAATTTGTTGGCCTGTGATCACTTCAATGAATCGAGAGCTTTTTGGCGGCCATGGCTGATCGATGTCATGGATGATGTTGTCTTTATCGAGATATATTTTGCCGACGCCGACTTCATCATTAATAGCGCCGCGAAATTCTGTTAAGTCATCGCTTGCACCGAACACTGCAACAAGTCTATGCTCTCTCAGCTTTTGCCAAAATTCTGGTTGCGCTTCTTCACCGTATTCACAGTTTTGAAGTGCTGCCGCTGCTTCTTCAATATTCATGATCAACCCTGTCGCTTGTTGCTGCTGACAGAGAAAATATCGTTTCGAGAGGGAAAGACCGAGCCGAAGCGCTTCGGATGTTACGAGAAAATCAAAAAAATCTGTTTTGAATGCCTGTGCATCTTATGGCGCAAACGCAATGGCTCTTTCATCGCGTTCTAACGCGGGCGTAACGCATCATCTTTTTAAGAAATTTGCAATCTCACACAAGAAATGCAAAAAGCTGTCCCTAGCGTTAAAACCGCTTTTTATAAAATCAGAATTTATGATAAAATATTTTCGAGGCTGTCATGGCTGCCGTGTCAGATACGTGACAGAAGAAGGCTGAGCTTGCACGGAAGCTCTAGCCCATCATCCAGACTGGTCCGCACTATAAACCAGAACGCCGGATTTGATCCCCCGCCAGTTCTTCATTTCGCGAACTTTGCCCCGGAAGGTTGTCAAAGCAATCCAGTAGCCCCCGGCTTCGTCGGCAACCAGCCGGATAGAGCGGCCTTTGGTGTCGTGATAATGCTTGATATAGCGCCGACGCAAGCGCACCTGGCCGCTTTTGTCACTTTCCGCAAAACCGAGCCAGATTTCTTGCGGATTTTCGATCAAATCGACAAGCCACGGTAAAATCTGCGTGCGCCCGGACAAATCCTCTACGGTTTTCGTTTGCCAGTGATCAATCAGGGCTGTCGTAAGCGCGACAGCTTCCCCGGTCGGATCTTTCATGATGAAGTCTTCACCGCCGAAAAGTTTTCGGAATTCCGCCTTTGCTTCGTCTATATTAGAAACAGGCTTGCCCAGGGCAGGAGCCGGGACCGGGTCCAGATCCGATATTTTCAGCTTTTGATCCCGCCGCGCCTGTTCTGAAGGAGCAACTAGCTCGCGGAACTTTTCGCCCTCTGTCTGCAAAAGATGCCGATGTTGCCCAGCGCCCCAGGCCCTCCCTGCATTGCTAGCAAAGCCTGGGGTTATGCCCTCTGGTGTTTCGACCATGACCGGACCATCTGGGGTGTTAACTGCGCCACGCTTCATGATGATTTGAGGCGAAGGCGAGACTTTGTAGCTGTAGCGCTTCAGATCTCGATCACTTAGAGACTGGAAGCGACATCGACAGCGATAACCGTTCGGTGGCATGTAATAATCCCACCACGGATCATCTAGCCGAAGCACGGTCCCGCTGATCGCCCGATGCGCATCACGGGTGCGCTTGTCCTGAACCGCAACATAACGACCATAAGGCCGCGTGGCTTTTGATCGTTCTGCTTGCACCCAGCGTCCGGCATTGTATGCAGAGCGAATGTTTGTTTCATAAATGACCGCCGACCGCCAGCCCGGCTTCCCGGTGTGGTCCCAGCCATGGGCGGCAACCAGTCGGTCGAACTCCTTGCGGAAGGTCCCGAGTGTGGTGCCTTTGGCAATGGCATCATCTATGGCTTTCTG